CAAAAGAAGAAACAAGACAATTGGGTATTGAATTCGAAAGACGAGTTCAGACTATGATACCAGAGCGAGAGTTCTTGAATAAATTAGATACTGAGACGATATATTCATTCTTGAATCAATATCAAGATAAATATATTCACGATATCTATAGAAGTTTAGACAACATCCCTTCTGGTAGCAAACTATCTGCACATGTAGAAAGTATTCTACAATCATTGATTGACACGTATACTGTAAAAGTAAACGGAGAAAACAATGATAAAATTGTAGATAACAATAATATTGTAATTGTAGATACAGCAAGATCATTTACATTTAAACTACCTGAAAATTACTATATGTATATCAGGAGTGTAAGTAATATTAATTCTACATATTCATACAAAAACTATACTTCTGGAGATAAAACAGATATACTTCCTAATCAACTTGTATCACAAAATGATGTTTGGAAACTCGTTGAAACTCCGCATGATAGTTTAAGAATACTGCGTTATCCGGCAATAGTTCTAAGTAAGAATGGGACAGATAATATTGCTTCTGTAATACATGATAGGTATACTAATATTATAGGCATAAAAATTCTGTATTACAAACAACCTAACCATTTTGATCTTATGACAAACACTCCGTGTGAACTTCCTATAGACGCATTTGACGATTTGGTTACTGGAGCAGTAGATCTATATGTGCAATATGCAGCTGGCGCAGAAGCTAATAAACGTAGACAAGACGAAGCTCGCAGACAGCAAGCTAAACAGAATAAGAAAGATAACGAAGACGAAGATTAATTATGAGATGCATTGACTTAATAGCTTCATTTGAGCTTGAAATTAATAAGCTGGATGATGCATTAGAAAAGCCGGTCACAGATGATTCAGTATACTGGATCAACCAAGCTGTGATGAAGTTTGTTAAGGATAGATTTAATGGCAATGCTCCTAAGCGTACTTCGTATGAACAAAATGAAAAACGTACAAGAGATCTGATTAATCTACTTGTAAATGTAGAGATAAATACAGATGAAGATACAACATGGAGAATGGGAGACTATTTCCCTGTTGTACTTTCTGATGGTACTGCAGGTAAAGAATCTAGATGGCGTTACGAAAACAATCATTACAACTATGATAGTTACGAATGCAATTATCCAGATGATATGTTATACGTATTAAATGAAGATGTTATAATATCTGATTTAAATGATGACTACCTTATGGACACTTGTGTGTTCGAATGTACGGCTGATAATTTCATGTATCGTATTAACAATTCTCTTACCGATTTTCATTATCGTTATCACAGAGCGAGACCGTTGAGAGTTAGAACTAAGGATGGTTTTAAACTGTTGACCGACAAGAAATATAAAATACATAGGTACTCTTTAGGTTATCTAAAGGTACCGACCGAGATAAACCCAACAGATCCGTATGCTGAGTACACGGATTTCGAGGACAATATATGGATGGAGATTATTAAAATAGCAGCTCAGATGTATGTTGAAAACTAGTCTGATCCTCGCTATAGAACTCTATCACAAGAAGTACTCACACAAGAATAACAATTTAAACGTGGAAACCCCAGCTAGTTAGGTCTAGACATTGAAATATAGGGGGAGTAGAATAAATTAATTTAATTATGATTACATACGTAAATACTGTGTTTGTCAGCAATGACAGCACTTCTTCAGCTCTTGCATCAAGCCTTAGCAGTGGCAACAAGGGCCAGTTTATTATCTGGGATTTTGACCAGAACAAGGCAGCCGATAATACTTCGGTACGTTTTAAGATTGGTATGTTTACAGGTAAGACTGATAAGCAGATCAATCCTCACACCGGCGCTGTTACTAATGTGCCCAATATCAAGTGGTCTAACTTTATCAACGTTGCAGACATTAAGGGTTGGGCAGTAGCTCCATATGCTGCTGACACCGAGGACGTTGTTACGATCGATCTCCACAGCCTTGACGCTGCTGTTCTCACAGAGTTTGCTAAGGGCGGTAAGCGTATCATTGTTCGTCTGACATTCAAGGATATGCCTCATCGCTTCCGTAAGTGGACTGAGAGCTATGAGTATGTTACTGAGGAGGGTGATACGAAGGCTACTATTGCTACAGCAATCGCTAACATGATCAATAAAGAGTGGAAGCGTGCTCGTGTAACTGCAGCCGCTACTACTACTTCAGGTTCTGAGAAGGTTGTCATTACCGCTATGAAGTATGACGATGACGAGTCTGTTGATACTATTAACTGGTACAACAAGGTTCGTTTCAACGCAAACATTTATTGGACCGATCCTGCTGCTGAAGGTTGGGAGTCTTTGAATAAGAACTTCCCCAAGGGTGTTGCTATCACTAAGGTTCCTGGTAAGACTCACGTTGGTTCTGCTAAGCTGGTTCGTGATCGTGAAGCTCAGGCTATGGGTTACGAAGGTATTCTGAACCGTGGTGAGGGCACATGGCCAATCATCAAGCCTGCTATGGAAACCAATTTGAATAATCATTACAATGTGATTACTCTCGAGTTTGAGAATATGTACCGCACTGCCGATGATTTGTTCCGCAAGACGAAGCAGTCTGTTGAGATTTATATGGTTGGTAATACCGACATGATCACTAATGTTCTTGGTGGTGATGGTACCAATCCAGGTGTTGCTGCTCAGATTGACAACACAAAAGAATGATTAACTAAGCTGGGGTGGGCTACGCCCATTCCGGCTTTTTTATTTTAATACTATGAAGATAAGAATAGGAAACGATGTTAAACTTCAGGTAAGCCTTTCTCTCGGTGATGAAGTTGACTACACTAATATACAATCTATGAGAGCTATCTTCGTAAATACTACTCTTAAAGAAAAACTTGAGAAGGAGTATATAAAGAAGAATAGATTTATTGGCAGATTTCCTATCGAGCCTTTCGTAGATGAATATACACCAAATGCGTATTGTATAAACTCTAACGGTAATCCTAGATATCATGTAAGAGTGTATAACCAGTATAATGGCTTTGGTGTAAAACCAAATTGGGACAAGTGTCTTCCTATTGGAGAAATGCCAGTACTTGAGTATCAAGCTGAAGTAATGCATACCCAAGACCCACAGATAGTAAAAGTACTATTCCCAGCAGAAGTACAGAAATATCTAGGCGTATATGATCTAGTAATAGTTGCTAACGTTTATGAACCTGGTTTTAAAGGAAATATAAGAACAATTACTGTAGATCTTAAAAATGCTTTTGAACTAGTAAGTAGTTCTAACGAAGCCGATATTAATGATCCTGTACAAATTGAGATTGATAATACATCTGATACAGAGCCTCAGCAAGATATCTATATTGTGTCTGGTTCATATTCCGACAACAATATACGACTTAGAAGAAACGATAACGGTGTTGTAAGCTTTGATATACAGCCTGTTAATTGGTATGAGGGGGATTGATTATGATGCCTATTTTAAGCTCAATTGGGAAAATGTTTAATGGCCTTTCTGCAGGTACTTGGTACGGAAAGGCTGGTATAGTCGTAGGTAGTGCGATAACTGCATTTTATTCTCCGATCGCAGCTTTACTTGTTGCTTGCTTTGCGTTTACCGCTGTAGATATGTTCTATGGGATAAAAGTAGCCTGCAAACAAAATAAGAAGATTGAAAGCCATAAAGGTTGGAAGGGTACTTTAACAAAGCTAGCTGATGAGATGGTAATAATCTCCTTAGCAAGATTACTTGAATTGGCAGTGCTTGGTGAACAAGGAGTATTTGTACTGACAGGTGGATCTACAGTTATTATAGCTTTGACTGAGTTATGGTCTATCTTGGAGAATCTGAATACTTTGAATCCAGATGGTCCTTGGAAAGCACTTGGTAAATTCCTTAAGAAGAAAGGTGAAGATTATACAGGAATAGAAATAGATTTAAACGATGAACATACTAACAATCCTAAGCTGGATAGTATCGAATCGTAAAAGCCTTTTTAAGGCCGTTTTAGGCCTCTCTGTTGGACTTTTATTAGCTTGGGGAATAACTCTAAGCAAATAGAATAAAAAGCTGTCAGAAAGCCTGGAAATGGCTTAGAATAACATTGAGGCCTATTAGGGTTCACTTGCTGGATCCTAGTAGGCCAATAATGTTTTAAGGCTTGACATCGAAACTCTCCATCAATAGAACGATAAATTGCTGCAAGATTTAGATAGCGTACGTAACAAATTAAAGATAAAACCCAAGCAAGTAAATACTGCAGCAACTCAAACGTAGATTATATACGTTAATGAGGGTAAGGGGGTAGGGGGTGACCTAACCTAGATATTAAAAGATACAGTATATACAGACAGTATATAGTATAATGATCTTACTAAAGTATACTATACTATAGGTAAAGATACAGTAAATGTAGGTATAAAACTAAAGAACACCCAATATATCTTCCTTTACTCTACTAGAGAGTATAAAAATAAGAAGAACTTCCTTAAGAGATTATTCACTCTAGATTTTAAGAAAGTTACTAAATATTAGTATAAAATAGAAAACACCAACGACTTACTTAAGAGTGAAGATGTAAGAGTTGTTGAAGCTACTAAATAACATGAAGAAGATTTCACTTAAAGAATTAACAGATGATATACTTCTTTTGGTTAGAAATAACTATATAAGTGAAAGTGAGGATCTTTCTAGAGCATAGATACATTCCTGGATAAAAGCATACAAGCGCCAGTTGTGGAAAGAAGAACAAGATAGAAAGAAAGAACTTGCTAGACTTAATAGAATTGATTGGGACGAGTTGTTGGACGATGAGTTTCTGGTATAGAAGGAAACAGGTCCTATGGAGCTAGAAGAGCTTGAAGAGAATACAGGTCCATCAAATACCAAGAGAACAGTCTAGACGTTAAGCGAAGCTGCTGGTTTAGATTTGCTTGATAATAATCCTAGTAGTGTACTAGCTGTACACGATCAAGAAGGAGAGAACATACAGTATATGGATCATATACGTAGACATTATCAATACCATAGGAAGTATACATTTGGAGACATGACCGCGTACTATAAAGACGACGGTCATATTTACGTTTAGGGACTTGTTGACGGAGGTGAGTTACAGTATATCTATGTCCTAGGTTTATATGAAGTAGATCAGGATGACGAAGACGACGCAGATGATGAAGACAATGTCCAAATACCAGCATGGATGGTTCCTGGAATTAAAGAAAGGATTATGAAGAATGAACTGTCGTTTATG